GCGCCCGTGTTCGGGTCAGTCCAAACAAACAAATCAGAAATATCATTATCCCAAGTAACAAGGTTTGGATTTAGATTCCCAGCAGAATCAGCCGTCTGCAACAGTTGGGCAGTTTGGAAATCCTCAACCAGAGGAGCAATATGGTAAGCCTCACCCCCAGGCCCAACCGACATATACGAATTAGGAGCACCAAACCCAAGCTCACGATACACAGCGTTAGCTAACACCTCAGAAGCAGCACGATCTACCGAAGGAACAGGATTCCCATCTTCATCTAATTTCGGAACTGGACCCCCTTCATCCACAACCTCGTCGTACCGTTTGACGTAATACTCATTCCCATTTGCATCTGTAGCGAAACCACCAGGATTAGTACCTCGATTTGGTTCGGTACCTCCAGCAGCCTGATTCCACTTAACATCTAGTTTGTCAATCCCAGGACGAGAAAACCCAATAGGCAACTGCGCAGTATTCTTCTGCGCCTCAATCGCATTACGCATCTGACGCAAATACACGTAATCCCGAACAGTCAAAACCTGTTCCTTGCCGTTGCCATCCACATACGACAAATTCAACTGAGAACCACGAGCACCAATCTCATCACCCAACTCGTTCAAACGCCCAGCAATCTTCGCCCCAACCTGCTGCTCTATCCCATCCAAAGCACCCATATCAGGCAAATAAGTAGGACTCGGCAAATCACCAGACGCATAATAAGTTCTTAACGCCTGAGCAACCTCAGGGTTACTCGTCAAATACTCAGTCAACTCCCCAGGCAAACGATCACCAGCCTGCACAGCCTGGTCAAACTCACCCGTCACAGTCGCAATAGTTTCCTGTGCCTCCATAACAGCCTCAGGAGTAGGCAGAACAACCTCTTCACCAGTGACATCCATGTATCGTTGAGCGACGCCTACAGCATCATCAAGTTCAGTGTTGATCTTGTCCAGCATGTAAGCGGCCTTATTAGCTGGATTATTGGCTTGGTTCCCTAGATTCAGAATGTCGATATCTCGTTCGACACCCATCCACAGGCCAACACCAGAAGCATCTTCCATATCCAAGACTTCTTCTAGGCGACCCATAGCATCTTGAATCTGCTGCTCATTAAGTACGCTTCCATCAGGAAGCGTAATCTCCATACCGAAATCCATTTCTGATGCGTCGGTCCCAGCCATTACCCGCTGAAACTCATCAAAGTTTTCGCCACTACCAAAGATAGAACGAAGCTGCTGTTCGATATGAATCTTGCGTGCCGTACCAGACGCAATAGTTTCATAGGCATACCGAATCCGTTTCGGATTCGACGCCACCCGATCTAACTTACGAACAAGATCCTGACGTTCAGCCTCCAACCGAATAAGCTCTTCACCTTCGGACTCAGGGATCTTTCCTTCGACCTCATCCAACACCCGTTGAATGTCGTCCAACTCGGCGTCCCCGCCCATAATCTCTTGCTGCAATCCAGATTGACGAGAAAAGATTTCTGCCTCTTCACGAACAGCGGCATCGACAGCATCTTCAGCAAGATCAGCATTTCTCTGCGCCTGCTCCAACGCCTGCTTCGCTAACGCCTTCTCCTCCCCAACAGCATGTTGGAACTTGTGTGCCCGCTCAATAACTTTTGCTGTTGCGGCAGACCAGACTTCCTCAGCCCTATTCAACTTCTTCGACGCCATCACCGCAGCAGCAGAAGGGAACTTCGCATACTCAGCCAACCGCTGAATAATGATGCCGTCCTGCGTCAAGATAGTCTCAGTTGCCACCTCACCAACACGAGGAGAAACCTGATCCACCCAACCTTTAAGAGCCACGTTGATGTCATCAACGAACAGCGAATAGTCGCCACCGTTACGTTCAATGATCGCAGCTATCTGACCCTCAACGGACCCCATAACTTCGCCATCAACAGTGGAACCAGGCTTATGCAGTTCCTCACCAAAGAAATGGTCAGTGAGAGTGCCGTCTTTCCTTAAAATGTCAGCAGCTTCTTCTACCGAAATCTTGTCAGTAGCCGCTTTGGCTTTTGCCGCTTTCGCAAAGTCTTTACTATCGACATACCCTCGGCGCATCTCGGGGCCTGTAGGCGTATATGTTTCACCCTTACGTTTGTGAACCCGTTTGTTGTATCTTCCGCTGCCTTCTAACGCTTCTTCAATTAACTCTCGCTGAGATCTTTTACCATCTAATGCTTCATCAGTTAATTGACGAGGAACATAGTTTTCTGTGTCAGCAAGAAACTCTCGGCCACCAAGTTTGTTTGCTTCATCCCGCAGAGCCGCAACAACCCTTTGAGCTTCAGGCAACAAATCGGGATCAATCTTATTGAGTACTGCCTGTGCGTCAAGATCTCCACCCAAAGCGTGATACACAGTTGTGGGGTCAGCCCCAACAGCATCAATCGTTTTAGCCAAGTCATTAACAAGACTCATCATCACAGGCTTGGCTCTACGACCAATAGAAGTACCCCGAGCTACTGCATGAATCGCACGTTTACCCTGCTGAATCAGTACCGCATCATTAGTTTCACGCAACGTCCGTTTCAAAGCGTTCATGCGTCCACCAACCAAAGCCTTACCAGCCTTAGAAAGCCCAGCACGATTCACAGCCCGACGCACACCGCGAGGCAAACTCATCGCAATCTTGCCAATAATCGGAGTTTCAGAAGTCATCACCCGAATACCGACAGGAGCGCTTACACCCTTGCGAGTAACTTTGTTAATCGCATTAGTGATCGGATCAGCGACCCGAAGCGCCCGACCAATAGGGCCAGTACCAGGAACCCTGAAACCAATCCCCACTTTCAAGTTGGCTGCCTCATCGGCAGACAACAACGCACCCCGATACCCCTTAGAACCAACAGTACGACCAGCAGTATCTAACTCACTACGAGCCATAAACCCAGCAGCACGCCGCAACTCGTCAGGGTCAATAAGACTGGCACCCTTTTGCTGAGCCTTACTTGAAATCCTATAAAAATCGGTTAGATCATCAGCAACAGAGTCACCAATTTTGACCGTCCCAGCAACAAATTCTTTTGTTCCTTCTTCGGTACCTTCCCTGGCCCAAACATCCATCTGGTAGCCGCCCTTGCGGCCACGCTTTATGGTGACATTCCCGATTCGTAAACCTTTAAAGGCTTCAGGACCAGTTTTCTTAACTGCGCCGCTAGCAATAGCGTCACCCACCTGCATAAATACGTCGTCACCCAATGTGCGGGCAACATCATCCCCCGCAGTCCGAGCAATATGACTCAACGTCATTTTCTTCAGACTCTCACCCACAGCTTTACGGGAAAGGTTTCTCGCACCACCCGAAGCCAACTTCGCAGCAAACCCCGCACCCTTACCAACCAAACCGATATAAGAAAGAGGATCTAACGCAACGTCACCAAGGAACCCCAACGACGCTGCACCAAACTTCTGCCACCCGCTATTACGATTCTGCATCAAATCGTAGTCATGGAGTAAACGGCCAAAGGTGTAGTTCTCGTTGTACTGCTGACGCAAATCACCAAAGTCGAAGCCTTGACCTGTAGCCATGTCAATGCTTTCTTTAGCCAACGACGAACCCAAAGCCAAAGGCTTTTGGATCGCATTGAAGAAGCCGCCTACAGGTCCAGAGGCAAGAACTTTCTGCCACGCAGGAGTAGCAGCATTTATGTGGCCTTCTTCCACCCAGTTGTAGGTGGAGGGTCCGATTACGGGCTTATAGAGTTCTTGTTGCGCAATCTGAGGAGTCTCAACTCCCAAGACTTGCGCTACACGAGAACCCGTTGTAGCAATGTTCGGGTCACCGTATAAAGGTTTCTTTTTGGGTTTGCTATCAGTTCCTAGAATTTCGGATATGCGGCTCCGATTGGTTGATACTGCCATGCAGCCCCATTATCTAGTGAATGCGCTTGCACGCTCTCGTTGTCTCGTATTCTCAGAATCAATAGCTTCTCTCACATTTCTGAGATCCACTGATGCAACATCTCTTGCCAACTCTGCGTACAGAGTGTCAATCATCGAAGTCTCAGCCACGGACAAACCTTTAGCACCAAACGCATCGGTAGTACGCAACCCTTCGAGATACTCATCTCGTCTTTTCTGAGCATCTTCTTCGGCATTCAATGTGTCAATACCCAACATCGCATTCACATGAATAAAGAAATCAGGGTCAAGTTTCGGATACTTCTGTTGAAGGTTCTGCATCGTTCCCATCGGGAACGCTTCCTGACCGATACCTGCAAGGCGTTGCGTTTCGATCCAATCGTTACGCAACGATTCACGCTCGGTGGCACCCATTTGCCGCCAAATGGCGACATCGACTTTGTATAGATCGGCTGCGGTTTGGTCATCGGCAGCTTCAGCCTCAGCAGCCATCGTCGCTGCCTCTTGCTGCAACCTTGCAGCATCTTCATTAGCAGCCCGAACAATTTCAGCCTGCTCAGACTTGTAGGTTTGGGCAGCTTCACGTTCCGTAGTTTGAAACGCCTGACTCAAAGCAGACTGTTTACCCGAGAAGGTCCGACTAAGAAGAGCTTGTTCAGCGGAGAACTCACGGCCAAGTAAACCTTGGTCAGCGGAGAAGTCACGACCCAACTGGGATTCCCCAGCCTGGAAATCACGGCCAAGCTGCGCTTCACCAGACTGCCACGCCTGCGTATCCTTCCGAATCAAATCACCAACAAGAGACTCGATCATTCTCTGATCCCGACCAATGTTGAAATTCTCTTGACGCATCGCCTCACCAATAATGCGTTCAGACTCTTCAGCATCCAACCCAGCTAACGCCTCACTCAGATTGCTTTGCAACTGCTGTGTGTAAGCGAACTCTTCATCACCCAAAGCCAACTCGGATTCAGCAGCCAGTTGCGCAGGAGCAGCCAACCGCTCCCTTGCGCTCATATCTCCTATCTGAGTCAAGCGAGCCATCGCATCCTGCGATGACGCAGCTTGCGACCCAGCCTGAGAACCCACAATTTGGGCAATCTTCTCAAACTCGTCAGTGACCTGATCGCCAAGACCCTCACGGGCAGCAGTCAAACTAGCTTCCGTACCAGACTGCATTTCCTGGGCACGAAGCGCCACAGCATCCACAAGACCCTGCTGCACACCAGCACGATCAGCATCCAAAATACCAAGCTCTGTTTCCAACGCTGTTTTGATGTCACCGATTTGGCCTGTGCGTCGTAGCACACTGGCAGCAAGCTGCTCCACAGACTGCTTGTTCAAATCTTTCAGATTTGTTTCCCGTTCAGTCATCATGGTGCGAAGCATGTCGGAGAAATCACGAGTAGACATCTCACCATATAGGGAACGAATAGTGTCGCTTACAGGAGCGGGAGCAGGGCCAGGCGCTACAGGCGCTCCTGGCGCTCCTGGCGCTACGGGCGCTACAGGCGCTACAGGGGCTACAGGGGCTACGGGGGCTACGGGAGTTACAGGAGTTACAGGAGTTACAGACGCAGCAGGGGCACCGTAAGGCAAACTTTCTAAATCACTTAAATCAGAACCGAAACGTCGTATCGGGGTGCGGTTACGTTGCGTTGCCGCAGTCTCACCCTCCAAAGCACCTAACCCACCTTGAGGCTGAGTAGCCCTCGCAACGGCACCCTCAACAAGAGCTTGAAGATTATCTAAAGCACCAGGAGCCGCACCTTGTGGCCCCCATCCTTGTTGTTTACCTAAAGTTCCAGGGTCTATCACGGACCAGTCAGTACCACTTCTCGGTCCAGGCCCACCAGGGCTTTCAGATCTTGGATCAAAAGGATTGCGGATATTGATAGCGTTTCGTCTGGTTTGACCCTCAGCAGCCGCCCGCTGAATCGCAAGGTTTTTGATAGCTTCATTTATTTGTTGGCTACCAACAGGAGTTCCAGGTAACGCAAATTGGTCACCCTCTTTGTATCCCTGTCGAAGATCACGACCGATAGCAATCGGGAGTTTCGACTTTATTTTGTCAACACCAGGAGCAACCGCCCGAGCAACAGCACGGTCCATAAGACCGCCCTCGCCGATGCCCGCCTCAACAGCCTTGGGTATCCAATCAGCCGCAGCCCCCACTCCCGTACCTAGACCACCGAAATATCCTGGTCTGCTTTCTCCACCAGTACGGCCCCGAATCGCTGCCAAACGCTCTGCTTCTGTGGGCATTACGCCAAGCCTCCGACCGTTTGCGCAATCGCAAACCGACGCAACGCATTAGCAATCTGGTCATCAATCATCGAACCATACAACTGCTCCTCCAAAAGGTTACGTTGCTGATCCAACTGCCTCCGAGCCTCTTCACCCTGCGCAGCAGCACCAAACCGAGCCAACTCAGTCTCACCCGCCTGAATCTCCTGCGCACGCCGAAACTGCCCCGAATCAATCATCCCACGACGATTAAACGCACCAGGCAAAGTACGAGCAGCACGCCCAGCCTGCTGCTCAACATTAAACTTATTCATCGCATCCGAACGCCCAATACGTTCCTTCGCACGCTGAATATCGCTCAAACCATACCCATACTCGCGAGTCTGGGTACCCAAAGAACTGGCACGATCTCCATAACCCGCAAAAGCCATTAGCCAAACACCTGACCAGCCAACACCAACGTGCCAGCATCCACCGTTATCGAAATAGCAGGAGTAGCCCCACCCGAGGAAACAATGGGGGCAGTCCCAGTCACAGACGTAACCGTGCCCGCTAACGCCGTGATATCAGAGATAAGAGCTTTCTTAACAGCATTAGAATCATCCGTATCAGAAATAACAACATAATCGGCTGCCGTTGCCGTCGCCAGAGTCGCCGTAAACGGAGCCAATGTAAGCGCTAAATCTCCTGTCGTACCGCCTCCCTGCAAGGGAGCGGTAGTAGTAACAGCAGAAATGTCACCAACCGAAGTTTGCGTAATACGTTGCTCGATACGTTGAAGAGTCATTAGTTATCCAAACCGAAGAACGAAATCTGAATATCGGAATCACTAGCAACACGAATCAACTTGACCTGCGTCAAATCTTTCGTATACAGATCCATAACCGAATACGGATTCAAATAATGACCAATAGCAGCAGTAGGGTCACCACCACCACCACCAGTCCAGCGCACACGGACAGCTTCAGCACCATTCGTAATCATCGCACCCACAGCACCAGCGGGCACCGTTAAAGCAACAGCGGTGTTTGAAACTGTTAATTGCTGGTCGCCCTTAAAGACACCGTAAGCACTTGCGTTAGCTAATATCGAACTCATTTCAACTCCAAAGTCCTAGTCGGACTGCTTCAAGATCGTTTTGTAACAATGTAATCGCAGCCGCATTCGTAGCTGCACTAGCAGAAACAGCGCCTACAGCGACCTCAGCAGATGTGGCAATCGCCATAGCTCCCGAAGCAACCGCACGAATATCGCTATCCGTATCGCTGATAGTTTCAAATTTTTGAGACAGTTTCCTTAATTCGTATTCTAAAGAAACGTTGTTTTGTCCCAGAAATTTGTGGGTGGGGCGATACGTAACAGTCATATCAACCACTAGCCCCTACAGGGTCAGTAGTCCATTCTCCGTTAATAAACCATTCCTTCGGAACAGGCTCAGGATACGCAAGGACTGTTTCGTTCAAAACGGGGGTTGCTTCCCAACGATTTTCGGAATCGTTCCAACCAGCCTCTAAACGGTATTTCTTAAATTCGGTAGCAAACCGAACATTTTCACCATTTGGCCCAACCTCATCTTCAACAAATGTCACATCAACAGAGTCAGGTATTGGAGTTGCTAGCACAATTTCGGCCCAACCCTCAGGTAAATCTTGGCCTTTAACCCAATCAGGACTATGGTCCTTTATGTCTTGGGGATAACGAGGCCAGTTGCCATCAGGATCTCTATAACAAAGAAAACTCATACTAACGGCGTCCCATTCACAGTAGAAACTGGAGTTGCAGTCCACCCAACAGAAACCGACAGGTAAGAGGGGTTTGTGGAATAGTTTGCGTCGTTAGTAGTGTTTTCGGTTCTTACAAGATCTCCCGTAGCAGAAGTCATATTGGTTTTGTTGTCGTAGTAGTGAACTGTTCCGCCAGGGCTACTGCCACCACTCAACGTAATGGGAGCACCTGTCCCTGAACCGTCACTTGCTAAACGAGCCACCCAACCACACGCACCGTCACCAGCAGTAGAACCCAAATTGGTTTTACCCCCAATAACAATGTCGTCATTAGAGTTAATGCTCATGCTGTGGGCGTAAGTGTCCGAAGCCACCAAACCACCAGAAGCAGTTACTTTCAGAATGTTGCTCCAGTTGAAAGTTCCGTCAACATCGTAACGACTTATACTGACATACGCCCCACTGGAATATGTCCAACTAAACGCCACATACACGTTTCCTATTGAATCAACCGCAGGGTTGCAATAGGGTGCACCTGCTGGGGTATCCAAATCATAACCATCTAGGGATGGTCCAGTTCCAGGGGTCAAAGTTCTGGCCCAGTCGATTGCCATATCTGTCGTACTACTATCCACACAATCAATTCGGGCTACATGCAATTTATTGTCAGTAAAACGATCATTTACACCGACGAAGTATCCGTACTCGTCCGATCCAACAGCAGGGGCAGGAACAATATATCCACCACGACAAGTCATGCTGCCATCGGTATCCGCAAACTTTGATCTGCGGCGAGTCGAACTACCAGACGCAATGGTGTACCCGTATGCACGCCAATGGGCGTAGCTGTCGCTCATACCAGTGATGTATTGACGATCTACACCCTCATGGTAAATGTTTGCTCTAATGAACTCGGCACCAGCATCACCATAAAACGCTGTACCCCAACCCGAATAGTCCTCAAATGTTAAAGCAAACCACTGAGCCTGCCCCCACACATTTTTTTCACCCCAAGCAATATCGTATTTAGTTGAATTACCAGCAGCCGTTTTTCGGGCCTGCATGTGACGGCCTTCTTTGAATTGAGCAACGTTGGTGTTGCCTGTGTGTTGATAATATTTTCGGGGACCGTCAGGATCAGCAATCGTGGATGTTGTCGGAGCAGTAAACGTGTAGACGGCTTCCCTGTAGCCACCCGAATATAGACCAGTAACAGCGATTTTGTCGTCAGATTCTCGTGACGCTATATCCCATACCTGATCCCAGTCAGTAGTGTTAGTACTTCGACCGCTTGCGGCCAGCAAACTGGGCGTATCGCCACCATCAATTTTGGCTATACCAAAGGTACCGTCACTGTATCGACCTACAACATAAATGTTGTCTGAAGTATCTACACAAAGACCCCGACCATTTACATGAATGTTACTTGGCCCTTGCCAATGGGCGAACCACGAAGAACGAGAAGCACCAGCAAACATAACGCTGTTTAGCCAAGTAGAAATAGCGGTGCTTGGATGCGCCTTCGGGGTCGATGTGCGACCCTTCCAATTAGATACCGCTGAAGCTGGATTAGTTCTGTCCTGACGGAAAGACACGAAATGCCCCTATCAGGCTGTGATTTGGTTTACATAACCATGAATGATGATGTCGTTCGTTACCGCAGCCCAAGCTCTGACTACCAATGGAGTCCCATTTCCCTTGATAAGTAACCCAGGAGCAACAAGCATTAAACCTGACTCAGCAGTAACGGTCACTTCGATGAGGTCATTGGAGACTGTAACTCCACCCCATTCCAAAGTTAATTTGACATCGGCAGCGTCACTGTTTACCGCATACAGCCAAATCTCATCCAACGTGGTCGCCGTAGCGCTCCCCGTATGAATCAAAGTGCCTGCCGTAGCAGTAGCAGCTACCAGAATACCTCGCCCGTCGGTACTTCCCGACAGAATTGTTTTCGTATATGTCGCCATATCTGTCCCTTAGCTAAAGACTTGATTAGAAATAATGTTATCCGACGTACCATTCACGGAAGCGGGTATATCAGTAATAAGAGCAACTGTCCCAGTTGCGTCAGGCAAAGTCAGCACCCGATCCGCAGAAGGATCAGTAACCGTAATAGTTGTTTCGTACGCATTACCTGTCGAAACACCCGTTAAAAGTATTGGGCTAGCACCCTGAAACGTAACAGCACCAGTAAAAGTACCGCCAGCGAGCGGCATCTTCGTCGCATCCGCAGGAGCAGCAGACCACACCAAACCCGTACCAGTAGTCGAATCAGCAGTCAACACATAAGTATTACTACCAACAGCCAACCTAGTAACAGTATCCGCCGCAGAAGCAACAATAATATCGCCCTTAGCGTCCACAATGTCTATCTGAACAACACCAGGAGTAGTATTCACAAACGTTTCAATGTCCGCAAAGTTCTGGTTCATATCAGCAGCCACAATGGTTGTGCCCGCATTAAAATCGTTTAGAGGTCCAAGAGTCGCCATTTAACGCAGTCTCCTTGGCGTATACGTGAACGCCAACGCATTTATTTCCCAATGGAAATTATTAGTAGGACCGCTGACCTTCATACTTACACTCCGTCCTGTCCCAAGTGTAGGCAAGTTTTTGACATCAGCGGTAAGATCACGACCAATAGCATCCCACTTAGCAACATAAGTACCTGACGCTTCATCCCATTTAGCTGTATCCCAACGAGAAGCAGACGTTTTACCTGTCACACTCACACTAAAACTAGATGTTTGCGTAGATTTGTCGTAGTCCTTAAAAATACTTACAGGCAACGTAATTGTTTCCTCAGCGGAAACAACAGCCCTGGGCCGACCCCAACGTTTCTTAACGATGGGGTCTTTCCCCGTTACCCAACGAGTAATGAAATAAGAAGAAATGTGGGTTTCCGTGCTACCCGTGTATCGATCGGCGTCACGTTTCTGTTCGTCCTCAACATCGATAACTGAACCCGTGTTTGCTACGCAACCCGCAAAAACTGTAGGCGTCTGATTTGGGGGACGATATGCGAATAAAGGTCCAGCATCTATATCGGTGGCAGCCCAAGCGCCACCCTCACCGAGAGTCGGATCATAAACAAAAGTGCGGCGAGTTGTGGCAGCGGCATCCGTCCAGTCAACCGAAACATAAAGTTTGTTGTTTCCCCACGCCAGTTGCGGTTCACTACTAAAAGTTATTCGTCCGTCGTCTATGGCGGGTTGTAGTTTGCTGAACAGCCACGTAAAGTTTTGGCCGTCGTACACAAAAATGCCTTCTTGTGCATGCCAAAAAAATGTGCCAAACGTCGTATTTACAGGCGATGACAACGCAACCGATCCCATGTCGTTCGTTAATGTCACTACTTGAAACGAATCGGAATCAAATCCGAAGATCGCATACACGCTGTTGGTCTTAAAAACTAGAAGGCGATCACCGTCGGCGACTATTGCTGTGATGTAGTCGCCGTGTTCTCCGAGGTCGATGTCAACGTAGTCTGCTGCGGCCCAGGTTTCTGGGTCGTTGACTGCTGACCATCTAACTCGGGACTGGTGTCCTGTTCCTGATTCATAGGTGTTTGCCACCCATGCGAAGTTGTTCCAGAAAGCCACATATTGGGCTTGCGGCATATTCCCGCTTGCCCCAAACGTGGTTCCGAGATCCGCAGCCGTTGTCCCATTCCAACGGAATGACGGCTGGTCATAACTAACGCCATAAGCCACATTGTTCATTGTGATCCCGTAAACACGAGATCCGTCCGTCCTTGCTGTGATACCTGCGAGATCTGTAAAGTCACCCACCGCAGAGCGAGCAACTTTGGTTCCGTAGTTGACCATTAACTGGCTAGTGCCAGAATCGGTATGGAATCCCCACATGCCTTTAATGTCGTCACTCAGGGCTGTGTTGTTTCGACGGTCAACGCCGTCACGCATACGAATACCACCACGAGGGTCAACGGTGACGTTGAGCATGTCGGGTGATTCGTTGTCTGCGAGGTTGAACTGGTCGCTTCTCAGATTCAATCCACCTGAGAATGATTCCAGTACTTCAAGAGAGAAACCTTGACGAGCCATCAGGGCTTACCAGATCACTCCGCCAGTATTGGCGAACCTCAGCCTTCCAAGACCCGAAGCGAAACGACTTGATCTTCGACTGTTCGCAACCATTGGTTGCGGGGCAGGAGTGTCAGCGTAACGTCGGGCAAGGTTATCGAGTTGGGATTGGAACAACGCCATGTACTGGTTGCCCATTGTGGGGTCTTCCTGCTGGAAATATGCTGCACTAGTAGCGTAAGTAGCAAGAACCGCATGGAACGGATCGGGAAGATCAGGTTCGGTGCCACTTGCGGTACCTAAACCAAATGGTGTTGCATTGCGGATAGCTCGAACATATAAAGTAGCGGTGCTGTCAGGAACGGGGTAAAGGCGAACTGTGTCGTTCCAGAAACTCCACTCCCACGGGTTACCCGACGGTAACGAGTTCAAAGGGTAATCAAAATCTGCGCTATCGGAACCAATGTATTCCAAAACATGGTCATCGTTACGAATAGCGATCATGTCACGCAAACCCTGAGTTACAGCGTCAGGAGCAGCCGCAATAGTGGTAAGCGTATAATCCTTCGTTGTATCCGCAGTATTAAACGTCGTGCGCACCTCATAGAAAGGCCAACGTTTCTCGCTGTAAACAATGAGATCAAAACCTTGACCGATCATTGTGTCTAGCGTTGTGTCATCAATATCAGTTGAGTCAATATCTACCACACTACGAACCTGTGTTCGCATTTGTGCCAGCGTTAAAGCCATCAGTCTGCCGCCTTCTGGCGGGTATGACCAATGCAAATATCCGACCCGCCGACTGGCCGTGCTTTACACGGATTGCCTGCACGGGTCGTTGCGGAACAAAAATGCTGTGCTGTGACAGTTGAAAGCACTTCGTCTACATACGCAGTTACCCCAGGAACAGGGCGAGCATCGCGTGATTCGCCAGGTGCGTAGTGGCCTGGACGACTGCCAGTTGAACCAGCAATGCGAGCATCTGGTCTGTAGGTGAGTGCTGTTTCTCGCTGCATTTTTGCTCCACTAAACCGAATTGTGGTGTGGGGGTGCCGAAGCACCCCCCCACCAAACACCTAATCGAAATTAGGCGATGTTAAATAAACGTCCTTGCCTTGAGCGGTTGCTGCAAGTCAAGTTTCCGTAACACAAGATCTGCGCAAAGCGAGCATCTTGGTTTGTGGGACGCACAAACGGAGTTGGTTGGAACCAGGTTTCCGTATGTCCTACAAGCCTGATGTACTTCGTGTTAAGGAAGTACATAGCATTTGCTTCACAAGCATCATCAAATGTTACAGGAGCGCCTTTGAAAAGAAGATTCTGGAAACCAGCATCAGCAACCTCGGCACTTGTGTACCGAAGGTTTGTCTGAAGCAGAGCTTCATAATCTTCATAACGCTCTTGATCAGTAAATATGATCGTCGGCTGATCGTTACCAACCGAAACGGTGTTGTACACAGACGACATCGCTGCCAATGACAAGGCTGCCGCACCGTGGTTAGTCATGGTTGGAACCCACCATGAGTTACCAGCACCAGTTGGGTCAATACCACCCAAAATGCTACCGCCAGCAACGATACCTTGGATACCCATCCAGTCGTCGCCACCGTTACCTGTGCCATCACCCCAGAACATGGTGTTCATGTTGTCGATGATGGTTTGTTCGGCTTGCATAATCTTGCCCTCAAGGAGGTCAATGATTGCTGCTTCGCCGTTGTTTTTGCCTTCTTCAATACCAGTAATGGTTACTGTTGCTGCGTACTGTTTCCAGTCGTACTCTGCGGCACTAATGCCATCTTGAGCAGTAATTGGAATTGTGTCAGCGCCAGCGTATGAAGCGGCAGTTGAGTTAGACCCATAGATGATTGGAACGATGATCTTTGCACCGCCGCCTACACGCCTAATGGTCTGGCCATTGGTAAGCGCATAAAACAGAGGACGGGCACCGAAAACGTTGTCAGCCAACTTAGGGACGTAATTATAGAGAGTGGTTGACAGAATTTGGTCGAAATTTGCGTTACCAGCCACGTCTACTCCTTAGTTAGTTATTCGGATAATTGTTTTGTTGCAAGCTCGTAAGCATCCCGAATTGAATCAACTGCGGTACCAAAATCACGACTGATAGAGCCTTCCGCTGAACCCGAACCATCCTCAATAACTGAGGCTGCACGCTTCTCATCCACAATGTCAGAGTTCTTGGCTTTGCTTTGCAAATCCGCATAAGTCATATGCGCATAAGCGGCATCCAAGTTCCCAATGTTGTGTTTCAAAGCGTGAGAGTACAACGCATTCTCGTCAATATCAGACTGATATTTGTCTCGCAGACCATTCATTTCTTTCTGCAAATTTTGCTGTCTGTTTAAGCGACCTTGTTCTTCAATGGCTGATTCAAGTCGTCTAAGCCTGGTTTCTTCTGGGTCCAGTTCTTCCATCTCTTCTTGAGGGACGGCAGCTTGGTTGCCCATTCTGATCCCAAACGCATCAGCTAAAGCCGATACGGCACTTTCGGGGTCAGACTCCAATGCTTGGACGATTGCCTCACCTTGAGCCAATCTTTCGCGTTCAGTTGCCAACTCTTGCGTCTTACGGGTGTAATCCGCTTGGCGTTGGTAGCCATTAATAAGTTCCGTTTGTGACACATCCATTTGCTCACCGTCAACGGTGACCGTATGGGTAGGGCCATTCACTTCACTTGAAGCACTCGGGTTGCTGGTATCCAGTCCCAAAGCTGTATTCTCATCCATCAGGAATCCTTTCGGGTGTTCCTATATGACACATCGAAGTGTCCCATTACTGCATGTTGGGCAACTCTACACCCATTTGGTTTTCGAGTTGCTTGACTAGCTCGGGTGGTACTCCGCCTGTGCCTTCAAAGACCTGTTCGGGAATTGGTCCTGGCCCCATGCCGCCTTGCGACATTGGGGGTGGACCCATTTGTTCCCCGCCACCAGCACCCATATCGGGGGCCATTGGCTGTTGCTGAATCATGTAACGGTCAGGATCATTAATCCCAAACCCATAAGACAACACATGTTTAGCTATTTCCGCAGGATCAACAACAGTGCCGATCAGCGGAGCCATAGCGTTCAGTAAAGAAATTGCTTGCTGACGGCGAGCCGTTTCGTTAAACGGTTGCGTAGAACCGCCTTCTACAGCGAAATCAAATTCTCCAATAATGTCATCACGGGTGTAAGCGACAAAATACTTTTGGTCATCTTTGCCTGTGATTCGCACCATTTGGGCATCAGTCATGTACTGCATCATCAGTTGCATAACCATGCGTGCTACTTCTGAAATAGAAATTTCTACTGTCGCAAGTTTGTCGGCTGCACGAGCATTGCCCGCATCGACAATGATGCTGGCTTCCGTCGCCGTGCGCCGTGTCTCGGGCATCTGTCCACGGGCATACTCTGATACGCCGCTTACAGTGTTGATGTCTCCCTCAATAACATTGGAATGGTTATACATTTCAGGAGCTAAAGGAACTTGCGGTAACGGTTGCACCACTCCAGCAAGATCACGGTTCTCGTCAATGACGGGAACGAAACGTCCGTCATCGTCGGACTCTAACGCTTCACGGCCTTCAGGCCCAAAAGAACGCTCGTGATACAGGTACTTTCTGGCGTACCGTTTTCTGTGATTCACCATCTGTGAACGAGTCTTATTTAGTTCCTCTTGCAACGATTCGATTGCTTCAAGATCACCCATCGGATAGAACACATCAGGAACGTCGTAGTTTCGGATCATCGCAAATGGGTGACCCATGTGGTACGGCATCGGTTGTGGATCAAGAAGATAATCGTCGCCGCTACTGGCGCACACCGACAACGTACCGTTTTCTAAATCGTAGTATTCGTAGAGAGTAACTCTCGCTGAAACTTCGTTGTATCGTTCCCGTTCGTCGTCACCATCCCAGCGGTAACGAACACCAGCATCACCGACAAGGTTCTGTCGAACCGATCTTTTGTAGCGAGTGTCTTTTTTGACTTCGGCCAGAGGACGCACGATGCGTTGACATATCCAACGGGCATCTTCCAAACACGTAGCTTCTGGATCAACCATCATGTCGAACGGCGAAATTCGTTCCACGAACGCTTGATCTTCAACAACTTCCATCGTTTTGTGAGGAATACTGTCCATCACATCTTCATCGGATGGAAGATCATTCATCATTTCGGGGTTGTCGTAAGCGAACTGATCTACTTCGTTTGTGGCCCTGTTGTATTCTTCGGCCATTTCAACAGGAGACAAATCTCTTTCCTGTTCAACGAATCGCCAACCAACTTTCAGCCACCCATGCCCGATGATAAGAAAGTCTTTGACAGCACGACGAAACGGTTTCCGATAGTCGTGATGTCGCCACAAATAGTTGATTACTGCTTCAACAAAGACGGCTCGTGATTCGTCACCCTCTTGGTTAGCAACAACAGTAATCGTTGGATGATTCACAGCGACACTTGGCCCAATTACATTGACCGTTGAGAAAGCCATGTTCACAGAAATGCGATCATTCGTCACATTTCCTTCATACCCACCAACACCGCCGCCAAACGTTTTCCCTCGATAAAGGTCAATCATTCGACGCCACTTAGCGTCGTAGCCTTCTTCGCTACGCCACCTGTAAGTGTTATCAATTCTCTCTTTAGTTTGAGAGAACCGTTCGGCTTTCGACATTCTTGCCATAGTTACACCCAACGCCTGCCTTGATAAACAGGTTCATGCCCACCAGCTTGAGCCTCTGAAATAATTTTTTTCTCTCGTTCCCTCATAGTGAGATCACGATCTTCAGGAGGCAGCATCTTTCGTCTAGTTTCGCCTCGGGCAATCGTCACCGATTTCAATCGAAGGCGACGCTCATAAAGTTCCCTGAGTTCTCGCAAAGGAACATCTCGCCTAGCAAGAACATATTCAGCAAACTCTTCAAAGCTGGCCCCATCATCTAGGACCGCCATAATCAGGTGCTACGAACAGCACTATCAGGTTGAGGAAGCCCACGACTAGGAGCCACTTTGCCAGTGGTTCCATGCTGATTGAGAGGCGTTTCCCGAATTTTCATTCCAGCACCTTTATCACCAGGATGAACTTCGTTCATTGCACCAGTAAATCGGGGCTTGTTGGGTTGCGCCCCACCTTCAGCGGGGGGACCATTATAAAGTTGTGCATGGTTCAGGGTCATTGTTTCGCCCATCCCTGATGCGTTGTATCTGCGGTTACTAGCCATTATCGGCTGCTCCAATCATAGACATAAGTCCTATAGACATATTTAAGCTGTCCCACGAACAGTATTCACACCGATGGTATCGCCTACAGGTTCATGCTTGTTGGCTTTCCTCATCCACCAATCAAACGTGTAGGTGTCATCCACCTGTTGAACATACTCGGGAACAAAAGCGTATTTGCGCATTTGGTTAGCTAAAGCCAACGCCATCACACGGTCATCGTGAGGAGAACCTGACATGCCGCCACGCTCATTACGCACATAGGTACGCAACTCTGCCAACGTATGTTGGCATCTCAAAACGATTTCATCATTACGCAACGCCATTGACAGATCGTCAATCATCAACGGCTTAGAAGTCCTCGTCGTTTTCCACCCAAACTCTTGTGACATGCGATCCGTTTGACTATTCAACGACCGACGCCGAAACATGTTCGGATACCCCAACTGACGTAACTGAGTGATAGTAGTCAACCCGTGGTTATTTGACTCCACACAACACAAAGCATTCCCGTACCAAATTCCAATGTTATAAACCTCGTAAGCAAGCTCATCAGGTGGGATATGGCCATGCCATACGGCCACCTGTTTCCCTTCCTTCGCATCCAAAACCTGGATACACGAATAATCGCCATGACCCAACCCCTCAGCCGTGTCCACGCCAAGGACGTATCCGTTCCACCGCTCTGGTTCCTGCCACAACGTCAACACCTGAACTCCAAAACTTTGGGTTGAAGCTCATGGAGATACCCGTAACGGCCAGCCTGCACATGAATTTGCATAGCATCAAGAATATCCAAATCAAAGACAGGATTTCCCGAACGAATAAAAGCCTCTTCGGGGGTGGTCGGGTATTCCTGAGCCAACTGCCACGGCAACATCGACTCCCGCTTCGACTGATACCACGCATCATCCCTATCCTCCGTCGCAGACCAAGGAAAAAACATTGGCGAAAACTTGTTATTACCCGTCGTAGCCCCAGTCCACAAATGGTGATAAAAGTTGCCCGACCCATTCGCCGTACTCAAACCAATAATACGGCCACCAACATCCGCCACAGGCTCAATACTCGCCCACGCCTCCTCAGCATTAGGCAAAAACGCCCACTCATCCACAACAATCAGAGTCGCAGACTCACCACGGGCAGGATCACTAGCAGAAGGCATCGAAACAATCTGAGAACCATTGTCGAACGCCATGCGCTGCTGGTGTTCGACCAAAGACTTAGGTCCACGATCCACCATCCAACCAGGCAAATGCTTATGCCCATACTTCGTTTTGCGAAGCAACAACACCGCCTCACGCTCAGTACGAGACAAATCAATAATGTTCTGATCCGCCTTAAAAAACGCCAACCAAAACTGGTGCGCCGCAACAAGCGTCGTCCACCCAATCTGGCGTGCCTTCAATGTAAGCGAATACCTATTTTCTTCCCACTCTTCAAGAGCTTTCGACTGAGCCTCACGTAAAGCAAAAAGAATACGGCCATAAGCAGGGTGAGCAATAAACCAATAATTCTCAAAAAAATATTTCTCACTACGAACACACTTCCGCCACTCAACCTCTTGCCGCAACTCCGCCAAACGAGACACTAGTAACCCAAAAAGTCGTTTAACATCTCATCACCCCAAGACCTAGAACGAATAGCCTCCTCAAATGCCCAAGAACGATGATTCAAATCATCCAACTCCCAACGCAACTCCTCCCCAGAATCACGATCCAACTCGTCAATCCACTCCTCAAACTCATCAAGACGCTCAGAAAGCTCATCAGCGCCATCAACGTTTTCGCTCAAATCGTCCAAAGCATCTTCCATCGCATCCAAACGAACCAAAATCGCTGGATCAGTTTCCTGGATTGCATTCATATCGGTTTGAATCCGATTAACAGAGTTCTCCAACTCCCCAATACGGCCAGCAACCTGAGCGGCATTCCAAACAACCACCCCAGAAGTAACCGCTACCGACATAATCAAACCCAACGTGAGCCGACTCACCTTGATCTGCTTAAAATCGCTCTCAAGATCCTCCACTAGCCCTCACCACCCAACACAACCTCAGGCACATACGGACACGGCGTCCTAAACACAGGCAAACCACGCATCACCATCTGATCCTCTTTCCTGTACTCACGCACAATCGGACGAATCCGAAACCCCTGACCCGCACACACCGAAACCCTAAAACTATTTACTGGCATGACTCACACACATCAATCTCGTCTAAGCCACACTCAATAGGCTCATCATCCAAAAACGGGTCAGTCAACAACTCAGAACGCTCCCCCATCAACTCAGGAAAATCCTCCAAAACCTCCACCAACGTCCTCGGATGCTGCAACCCAGTCACCGACTCTTCCTCGTATGCGTCACCTTTTTACCAACCCTCTTCGCCCGCTTAGAAGCCGCAGCACGACCCTTAGCCGTATACGGATAATGTTTCCTACCAACCCTAGGCATCGTCCAAACCACCCTTAATCAAACGCAACGAAGCAACTTCCTCTTCCAACAACGAAGCCAACTCATCATCACTAAAAGACTGAGCGTCCCGCTCATCCTCCATAACCACCTTACGGCGAGGAGTAAACTTCTCAATATACTGCAAATACAACGAAGCAGCCTTCACATCACCATTAGCAGCCTGCTGCCAAAGAGCATCAATGACGCTCTGAACCCTTTCAGGGTTGATGTTCAGTTCCGCTGCACGACGATCCCACTCACGAACAAAACGGGGGTCACGTTTGATACGTCGGATTGAGTCCTGATGGATGGCGTGCTCGCCAGCCCATTCCTTTTGGGTGCGAGGGGACCTCTCAGGTCCACGAAGCAACCACTCCAGTAATAACTTCCAGTTCTCGGGCATGACTCGCTGATGAGAGTCCTCATCCCAAGCCCATCCTCGTCCTCCACCGTTCTGTGGCATGTATGCGCTCCTCTGTTGTGTGTCAATACCATAGGGTAGATGTCCCAAACAGGCACCTGTAACTGATATTACAGTACTGTTACAGAACAGCCCACACAGGTTCAAAAGCGGGACACAAAACCTCTATACTGAGTAATTACTCAGTACCAATCTCCTCACCCCCCAGGGGAGGAGATTGATACTCAGTACCAATACCAAGCACTTTGGCGCATACAGGCGACAAAGGAGCCAAGTTCCAAAAACCAAACGCACTGTAAATGGATATCTATACATATGCATGTGCGCGGGGGCCACCCCCCGAAGGGGGGTGGGGTCGGGTCACCGAACTGTGTTCGGTGGTCGGCTGCTGCACTTAGTACTCTGTACTAAGTAATTCTCAGTACTTTGTACTGAGTTTCGCCCAGGATTTACTCCGTAAATTGAGGAAGCTGTCGGCAAATGGCGGACCGCTGGACCTACGGTCCAACCCTTCGGTTTGTTGGTGGTTGGTGCTGTTGGGGTTCTGAAAGTAGCTTGGTTCTCTTTGAAAGAGGTTTCTCTCCCCCCTCTTTTGGAGGGGAGAGAAACCCCCAAACCGAAATTTGGAGGCAAGATGTCGGAGAAGTTCTGGTATTTCGTTGAAGGGATTCATCATCGTTTCGTCTGTCGGAATGATGTTTATGTTCCTCATTGTGATGAGGAAAGTTGTGATTATGGTTTCTGGGTTGATCCTGAGGAGAATCCTTGGAGGTTCATTTAGAAGAGCTTGAATCACTAGAAAGAGTTTGTTTCCCCCTCTTGTTTGAGGGGAAACAAACCCCAAATTGAAATTCGACTGGGAGGTCGATTGGATGATGAAATCATTTGAGTTTGAAGCTGTTTATGTTGAGTCTGAAAGGGATCTTGTCTTGAATCCTCAAGATATTTTGGTTCCTGAGTTTAAAGTCAGAATGACTTTGACTGAGGATCAGATCGAAGATCTGTTGTTGAAGTTGCTGCCGAAGTTGGAACCTAAGTCGGCAAGTCTTTATTGAAATGGTTTGAGGTTGTTCTCTCCTCCTCTCTTTTGAGAGGAGAGAACAACTCTCAACAAATCGGCTGGAGGTCGAGATGCTAACCAGGAAACACTTTGAAAGAACTGCTGTAATTATTAAAGAGGCAGTTGACGCTTTGGATTTGGATTGTGATGGCGAGGATTATCTGATTAAAGAATTCAATATATTCTTTATGAATGAGAATCCTAACTTTGATCCTGATCGCTTTACTGCTGCGATTAAGACATTTGGTCTTAGTTGACGCTTACAGCGTTGGTTGACCTTTCTTTCCAAGCCTTAGGGCTTGGAGGGTTAGGCCAGCTAATAGGCTGGTTCTCTCGTCTTATTTACTTCGTAACGTAGTGAAGAAGTAAATAAGACAGAGAAACATGGCAACTTGGAGGTTGTTGAAATGGAAGAAATTACTACGTCGAATGGCTACGCCATTATCGACAAGGTTGAAATTGCTCACGACCCTGGATTCTTTAGAATCCTTGTGCAACGACCTGAAGGTCGTTGCCCGTTCCCTGAAGCACCGTTTGTGGTGGCTATCAAGGACTTTAATCGACCTGAGGTCGATGGATGGGCCTATGCCGTATCTTATGACTTGACGCTTGAAAGGGCTGTTGAGTTGCTCGGCAAGTGAGAAGTTGGGTGTTTCTCTCCCCCCTCTTTTGGAGGGGAGAGAAACTCCCTAACAGTTTGGAGGAACTGTGCATTTATTAATTAAAGAAGATGTCAATGGCGATGCCGTTGAGGGTTGGGAAGTTTGTTCTGACTCATGCCACCGTTGGCTTGCAGGTTTTCTTGATCTGCCGTACAAGGGCTGGTATGGGTGCCATGAGGCTGAGTTTGACACTTCGTGTCATTCTTGTGGTGATGAAATCGTTGGGGTCTGTGGACCCTATGTGGACTGATGGAGGTCAGTTATGAATGAAAATGATATGTCCGATCTCTTAGAAGAGATCCGTACATTTAGAAGGTTTATGCCTGGTACGCAGAATTTGTCATTTCGGATTACTTCTGCGTGTTTTGAAATGGTTCTTGACCCAAGGGTTTTGGCTGATGCTTTGGCATCAATTAATCGAACCATCGAAGATGGCATAGAGAAATACCAGCTTATCTATGACAACCAGCACGCTAGGCGTCATGGTTTAGATGTTGGGCAGGTGACTGCTGAACGACATGCTGCTGAGTGATTGAGTCGGGGCCGCCACCTATGGTGGTGGTCCTGCCCCAATTCCTTGGAATTGGAAACAAATAATTTACGCATACAACATGGAGGTTGTGATGAGTACATGGATAGAGGGTGCGGCGCTGTACGCCGTGGGTGGTGACATCGTTGGTATGGGTGCCACTGTTGAGGCTAGGTTCCGTCCTTTGGACGGTGCTGATGTGTCTTTGGTTCGAGCATTCTTGGATGCGCAAACCGCTGAAGCGGTTTACGCTTTGGCTGGAGCTATCGTTCCAAATGTCAACGAGGGAGCGAACATTTCCCATAAGCGTTATGAGTATGGGAACCAGCTAATAGAAGCTGGTGTGTTTACGTCTAAGTATGATGTCCGTTCGACTTGGATTCTGACGGAGCAAGTGTAAGTAGATGTTGGGTGTGTTCAACCCCCTCTTCGTTGAGGGGTTGAACACTCCCACAACCAAACGGATGGAGGTCCGATGTTTGAGGTACACACTTCGTGGCGACCTATAAGGGTTGAGAGTTATGCCACGGCTATAGAAATTGCTAATCAGTTTTTTACTGATTACGGTATACTGGTCGCTGTCGTAGAAAACGACAGTTGGAATGTCGCTGTTGAACCTGTGACTTTGGTACGGATGGAGGTCCGAAATGACAAATGAAGATTACAACGGTTGGGTCAACCGTGAATCGTGGTGTTTTAATTTGCATCTGCGTAATGATGAAGGCCTGTATAACATGGCTCTTGATGCTGCCCAGGTTGGCATGGATAAGGCCCAACACATGCAATGTGAGTTCCCTGAACTTACGGTTAAGCCTGACCTGTTCGTTGGTGAGGCCATTATGAAGATGATGACTGAAATCTATAATGACGCTATAGATGTGCTCCTCAGTGGGCAGTCGGGTGGCGCTGTAGCTGACACGCTGCGGATGTTCGTCGAAATTGGGTCATGCTGGCGTGTCGATCTCGGTGAGATCGGTTCGGCCTGGATCGAGGACCTAGAGGAGGTGGGTGCGTGAGTTTGCCACCTGTGCCTACATATCCAGGGTTTTTGCTGGTGTTGTGTGTGGTCATGTTTGTGTGTGGCTGTTATGACCTGAGTCGGGCCTATTGGGCACGGGAACGTGCCCGTGGCTCGGAGTACTGGCAGGCTTTATTGGATTCGGAGTTTCGGAAACGAGGCTGAAGGTGTTGGGTGTTTCTCTCCCCCTCTAGTTTGAGGGGAGAGAAACCCCCACAACAAGAGAATGTAGCTAATAGAGCGTGGCACCGTGCTGGAGCCAAGGGGTGCAAGTCCCCGCATTCCACGATGCTGAGTGAGTGTCCCACCCACTTGGTATAATAAAAACAATTAACAAATACACATGGAGGTGTGTTTATGACATGGGAAACAGTAATTGACCACTCTGTTGGTCACGACTTCCTGACCGCCGAGGTTAGCGAGTATGGACGCAACGTCGTTGACGTAGCGTCTGAGGTGAGTGCCAACTTCGGTTGCCACATTTCACCGAAAGGGTATTTGGACCCGATAACAAACCAGTTTGTTGTCCCCAAGTATGAGACAGGTAACAAGCGTGGCAAACCACGTGGCCTGTATGTGTTGCGTAATGACACGATGGAACCCCTCGGGGATCACTCGGGTCGGTACCCACATCGTGATGGCTATAAGCATGTGTTCGAGACAATCGAAACGTTGTTTCCGAATTCTTGCACCGACATCACTGTGTTCGGTAAAGGTGAACGCCTTGCGATTACACAACAGATCAGTGACCGTATCGAAATTGTGGACGGTGATTGGATTGACCCGATTGTAATTACAATCATGTCACTCAATGGTGTGTGGCCTACAGGTATGTTTGCGTTTGACTATCGCATTAGCTGTGCAAATATTCTTAACCTTGCGGATGCTTTCATTAAGGTGAAAGCAACTAAGAATCACGACGACATGTTGACCTTTAGGTCTGCTGTGTTGGAGGCTTCACGGGTTGAGAGTGAGCAGGTTGCGACGTTTGCTCGGAAGCTGTCACAGTCAACACTTAGTGACAGTGCGTTCTATCGGATGCTTAACCGTGTGCTGCCAATAGCTCCAGAGTCTGCGGCAACTAAAACGAAGAACGTTGTAGATGCGAAACGTGCTGCGATTCTGAACGCTTGGTCACAAGAAACTAATGGTGACTGGGGTAATGGATGGCTCGCTTACAATGCATTTCAGGGTGCGGAACAGCACCGAATTAACCAAGGATTTAAGGACACGACTGCTGCGAAGCAGAAAGGTCTTATCAAATCCTTGGACGGTAAGACACCTATAGCTGACGCTGCGGAGGAGTATCTCCGTGAGCAGTTGTTGGTGGGTGCCTAAGGTAAGATAATCGAGGGGGGCCAGGTGATACCTAACGGTATACCTCCCTCCTCGGTTCCCCCCCTCCAGGGGTGCGTCTGGGTTATCAACGCACTTCCTCGGTGTATCACACCCCTCACAAAGTGAGGGTGTGATGCACCTGAGATAAACAAATCCACAAACCATAGGAGGTTACAAATGTGGGTATTCAATGAGGACGGTTTCTTTTCGACCGTCGTAGATAGAGATGATCCAACGGTGTTGGCTGTGCGTAGTCGTGACGAAATGTCGATAGCTCGCTTTTGTCGGCATGTGGGCATAGATCCCCATGTGGAAGCTGTGTTTACACCTGAACGGGATTACCAGGTTCGGGTTCGTGTTCCGAAGGCCGTTTGGGTTGGGTACATGGCAAGCAAAGCTGACGGACTGGATTATGTGGACTACAAGTCACACATGACCGAACGTATGCACGCTGGTGGCTTTCAGTTCAAGCAACTCAAAACGCTAAGTGCGATTTGGGCCATCATGGTGGACCACTGGGAAGTCCGAAGCATGGACGATCGGTAATGAATATTTGGTTGGCTATTTGGGCCATCCTTGACTTTGCGTCGGTGAGTGATGAGCCACCGAACGCAGAGATCCCCGCAGTTGTATGCGAATACTTCGCAGATGACTGTGTTAGGGCGCTGGGGATTGCGTGGTGCGAGTCACTACACAATCCCCGTGCCTATAACGGGGAGGATCATGGCTTATTTCAAATTAACAAACATTATTGGGGGGACGTATTTGCTGACAGATGGCCGATGAGGTTCGAGGTCGAGCAGTCAACAAGGTTTGCTCACCACATTTTTTCACACTCACGGGGCCAATGGTCCTTGTGGACTTGCGGGAGGATCAAGTAAATGGGAACGAAAAAAGAGGTTAAAGACAAAAAAGTTTGTAGTGACTGTGGTGACCGTTTAGTCACAGGCAAAGGTGCTCGTGGTCTATGTGCCAGTTGCTATGGCCGACACTACGCTCGGGGAACACTAAGCGACATACGACCTGCTAAAAGACGTTTGAAAGTAACAGCTACTTGTGTGTCTGTTATTGCTGCACACTGCAAAAAAAGAAATGGTGTGTGGGAACTTTTCTATTACCACGACACAGGTGTTCCTCCTACAGAAAATTACAAATGTGGGGGTTGCGAAAAAGCAGAGTTGTTTCGCATTCGTGGGGAAGAACGAGCACGTCTAAAGAAAAAACAAATATTAGAAAAGAGACGTTGGCAAGCGTCTACGTTGGGTGACCTTTGGGGTTTACCGTGGATTGAGAAAGTTCCTTATTGGATTAACCCTGATTTCATTCCTGCGATGCCTAGGAATGGGGGTAAAGGGTTTGGGGGTGCTGTTGGGAAAACCCTAGGTAAACCATTCGTTGTGCGAGATGGAGATTGTTTGCTGTGGCAATCGACCATTGACAGCAAAGGGTATGCGAAAGCAGGTGGCGGTGGTCAGCCGTCGAAAAGAGTGCATCGTTTGGTTGTGGCTTGGGCACAAAACGATGGGGTGGCTTTACCTAGGGACCAGTGCGTTCACCACATTTGTGGGAATAGGAATTGCGTGAATCCTGACCATTTACAAATAGTGAGTTATCAAGAAAATAGTAGTGAAGCTCAAAGAGCCAAAATGCTACGAGAAGAAATTGCTGAACTTAAAGCTGAGATACGGCGACTGAAACGGAAAGCCGCATGACCGAATTCAAACCCTACGCAGACAAGCGAGGGTACACCGACACCTCTTGGCCTGACCGCATCAAGCGTTACAGGGACCAAGGGTGTTGGGCCATCATGCCTGACGGTACCGTTTGCGTCAGAAGTAGAAAGACAAGCAAAGAGTGGGATGGGCCAGGGTCCGTGGACGGGCGCATAGCGCTGTGTGCTGGGCACGCTACACGATTCATTAAATACGGTAACCCTCGTACAGATATTTTTTTGAACCTACAACTAGGGATGACGTTTGAGCAGCGTGTAGAGCATTACATGAATCCCGCAAATAAGTACGTCACTATCCAAAATCTTGGTTACTACACGCCGTGTATCATTTGGGAACGAAGCCGTATCCAAAGAGGATACGGCATCGTGAGTAGCAGAGTAGTCAATGAAGCCTGTGGTAAAGCTGAGAACTATCGCAGCAACATGCTGGTACATCGGATGATGTGGATTTACCACAACGGTTTAATTGAGGATGGAGAAGAAGTTGACCATCTTTGTCATAAGAAACCGTGTTGCAACATAAACCATTTAGAACTTAAAAGTAGATCGGTTCACCGAGCAGACACTCGGATGCACTCAGTCATAATATTTGAAAAAAATTTAAGAATCGCTGAACTGGAGAAAGAACTTGCCGAAATTAAATTACGGACAAGCACGAACGCCAAGAAAAAGACGGCATAACTGCAAAGGTGAACCCTCCCGCAACCATTACAGCAACGGTTGTAGATGTGAGGGATGCCAGAATGCTTGGTCTAAATACAAGAAAGAACGTAAACCCCGTGGCGGGGTGCGTCGAGACAATCCCCTAATCGAGCACGATGCTTTCACTAGGGAACAGATTTTGAAGGCACGAGAAACCAGTTGAGACACCGAACGTCTGTAGCGTTGGTTGCGCGCGAGACAGGTGTTCGCTATACTCAGTAATTACTCAGTGCCCCCCAATCATGGAAGGTGATTGGGGGATACTCAGTACCAACTCAGTGTCACACCCTCCTGAGAAACTAGATGTATGAAGAAATATCCACTACACAGAGACAGCGACGGACGATGGGTCCACGATTGGGTTCGCCAATCGTCCATCAAGACCGCCGATATGTGCTTAGAAAGATTCCGAAACACTATCTTTGGACTTGTAAGCGAAGAAACAAAAGACGCCGCCACACTGGGTACTGCCTGTCACGCAGTCGCAGAGGACGCTCTCAACACCCGCATAGGGGGAGGAGAGATGACTGAGCAAGACATGGTTGACGCATTTGAGATGCACTGGGAGGAGCTACTCCCCACCATAGAGGTGTGGAACAGTTATTCAGGTGAGAGCGCTTACGCAGCGGGGCTACGCAAGATCGAGTCGTGGCGCACCGAAGTTCTGCCTGGCCTAAAGCCAGTAGCAGTCGAAGAATATTTCAATTTACCTTTCCATGAAGATGACAGCAGGGTCGTCAACTTCTCAGGGACGATTGACCTAGTAGAAGAGGACAGGCTGTGGGACTGGAAGTTCCCTGGCCGTGACTACAGCAGGGAGAAATGGCAGTACGAAAGATGGGATGTTCAGTCAATGGCCTACTGCTGGGCAAAAGACATTTCTAATTTCTCTTATGCGATCATGCACCCTAAAGGGGTTGGTCGCATGGATATAGTTCGAGACAAAAACCATAGTGAATGGTTACGTCAAAAGGTCTTGGGGTTATGCCGCATCGTGGAACAGCAGGTGGGAACGTACCCGCTTGGTGACGATGGTTGGTGGTGCTCCGAGAAATGGTGCCCAGCGTGGGCACGGTGCAAAGGCGCAACAATAGGAGGCGCAAACTGATATGGCATGGAAACCAATGGAACCGCATGAGCGGGAGAGTATAGAAGCCCAAGTGATCCTGAAAGGTGCTGTCGAGTTGACAGCAGCGCAGGTAACAATGAACACCACAGATCCTAACGAGGATATTTTGACGACGTTGACGGATAATGCCGCAGCGCTGACGAACATCCTTACGGATGTCAAAACCCAATTAGGATCACTTGCTCCAGTAGCAGCAGCGGTACAGCTAGAAGCTCAAGCTGTAGCGAAAGTGAATCAGGCATTCACAGGGGGGGATCGTAAGCAGAGCTTGTACCTAGATGATGATGACTACGACGGAGTGCACAAAATATTTATGGCTGAGAAGAATGCTGGTGTTGTGTATGCGTCCAAAGATTCTGCGTTTATGGATAACCAGGCAATCCGTAAGCTCTTTCAAACAGGGGTTCGTCAGTTTCCTGGCGACTATTGGGCAGATTCGATGCGAGGTAAAGACATTCCGCAAACCAAAACAGGAAAATGTGGACTAGGTGACTTCAAACTAAAGAAAGGATTGTCTGTCGGTGAAGATGGGCAAGCCTTTGTTGGTCAAGGCGACGGTAACCATCCTCTTGCAAGTAAGAGTGGTTACTTCGCTGGACTACAGAAGAACACCCCGTGGTCGTGGCCTGAGCGTCCTGAGCCAGTGGACCCGCAGGGTTGGCTAGCTGGGATTAGTGGCTGAAGAAATCAGTTTGGAGGAAGCAAGGAAACTTGTGGCGGGGGCGACTTCTGCGGTCGCACCCGCTCCTCCCGAAACTGAACCACCTGTGGTTGAGGGGGTTTCCCCCGAAGATCTACGCAGATTATTTACTTCTAAAGGCGAACAAGTTCGTCGTATGCGGCATGACCTACGTGCTGGTAATGAATGGAGTTTCGGGGTCAGGTCTTTTGATGAGGCCACACTTGGCGGGGCCAGACCAGGGCAGTTAGTGACCTTGATAGGTAGATCGCATACAGGAAAAACGTTGCTGGCGATGAACATGGTTGCCAAGAACAGAAACCATCGCACCCTGTGGGTCAGCCCCGATGAAACGGAAACAATGTTTTGGGGACGGTACTCGTCTATTCGTTTGGAGTATGACCAGAAAGAATGGATCACTCGGCTGATCCGCGAAGATCCCAAGGCATGGGAACGGGTCGAACAAATCATGCAAGACGAAACCAATTTGCATTTCGAGTCCACAGGTATGAGCGTGGACGACTTAGACAAAGCGTTACGCATTGCGTCCACCACTCTGTGGGGAGGTAAACGGCCAGAAGTTTTGGTTTACGATTTCCTTGAACTGATTAGAGGAGGAGAATCGGGGGACGCAGCCAGCGTCCAAGCCAAGATTGAATCATTCAAACAACTGGTATCGGACTGGCGATTGGTGGGTGTCATCATCCACCAATCAGGTAGAGGCACGGGGAACCGTGGCAAGGCTGGTGGTTTGGAGGCGGGCAGGTACGCATCCACAAGTGAAAGCCATTTCTTAATTGAAACGTGGCGTCGTTGGGATGACACGAACTTGGATGAGGAAACTCGGGCCTATTATGAGGACGAAGTTTCCGCTGGCCTGTGGAAAAACAAGGCAGGGGATGGGGAAAAAGCTGAGGTAAACCTCACCATAGACAGCAGTGGACGTATCCTAGAACCAGGAATCGCTTGGGAACAAGGGACATTCGATGGATAGCGACGCCGCAAAAGTCTTTGGGAACGTGTTCGAGGGGTTCCCGTATGCGCACGGCACCGACTCTGGTGGGTGCCGATGGGTACCCGTATCCACAGAATCCCTTGAGAGGCACCTAGA